TCTCTATCTCTGGTGGACGAATGTCCGGACAAATGTCCCACCCCTATAGTGGACAAATGTCCCACATCTTCTAAAACCGCTTGGTTGTCGCTTTTTTCAAGCTTGATTTTGTCTCGATAGCGTCGTTTTCGTTCAGCTTCCGTCGAACTCTTACCGATAAAGTTTTGAATCTGCAACATATAGATAGCACCATCATCCATTACTTCGACCAAACCGAGCTTTTGGAAAACATCCATAGCTTTCTCGATCGTCCCGACGTTGTGCCGCGTTACTGTCGCTAAAACTTCTGCACTATAAGGAATTGCGTCGTTAAACATCAACTTACCATCACGTTTCAAGCTCCTTAGATACAGTTTTAACAAGATATTGCTATATAAGTAGCCGTCTTGCATTGACTCAAGGATTATCATTTCTTCCGTTTCGAAAAAATCTTGCTTGAGCCTCATATAATAGTATTTTTGATTGTCTGCCATATTTAATGCCTACCCTCCCACCACTGCTAATTATTTAATTACTTGTCTTCTTTGCCGTTGTATTTCTTAAAGCTCAATCCCAAAGTTGTGATGCCTACTGCAATTACTACCAGCCCTAAAGTGCTAGCGATGCCCTCTTTCTCGCCGGTACTTGGTAGAGTACCACCATAAACGGCTGTTTTTGGTGTCTCTTTGCTCACTGGTGCGAGGTTGTAAGATACTGCGACAGATTGTGCCGCTTTTTTATCTACGCTCGTTTTAGGGGCTTTTTCTGGCGTGCTAGGTTTTTCTGGTGTTGGTTTAGTTGGTTCCTCTGGGATGTGCAATTCTGGCAAATCGAGGATAGGGGCATCGTTCGGAACTACTCCCCCTTCGAATGGTGGGAGTTCACGTTCTTCTGGGATTCCCGGAATGCCGCCTTGGAACTCAGGTTTGTCGTATTTCGGTGCTTCATTTGGCACTGTGCCGATTGGCTCGGTATACTCCGGCAATTCTCTAACTTCGGGAATGCCGGGGATTCCGCCCTCAAATTCTGGGATGTCTACTTTTGGAGCTTCACGGGGGATTTCAAACGTTGGCTCCGGTTTATTCTCGCCGCTGGCATCACCTTTACCACCTACTAATTGAATCTTCGTATATGAGACAGCACCGTCTGATTCAGCTTTCAGTTCAATCTTGTTAGTAGGGTTAGTTGAGTCCTTAACAGCATTTACAAGCTTAGTCTTGTAGTACAAGTAAATCATGTGGTCTAGTCTATCCATTTTGATTTCAAAGCCATGCTCAGATTTTGAGATAGACTTAACTAAGTCCATAGCTGACCCTTTGTCAATCCAAGGATCTAAACTTTCAATGTTCTTGATTTCAAAGTAATCATCAACTAACTTTTGATTATCGCTCATGGTATCGATGATTGATACATAGTTTAGTACACGTTTTGCATAGTTCACACGAGCTGTCCAGTTGATAACTGTAGGGTCTTCTTTATCTTGAAATCCCCACTTTGTGATAAGTTCATCTTTACCGATGACTCCCTCATTACCAACATTAGCTGTTACCACAGTGCCGTTAAAGTTGACATTTACTGGCTTACCTGCCACAACTTTATCTGTCCAACTTGCATCAAGTTTTAGACTCATGCTCTTATTTAGAGGATGCGTCTTAAAGTAGTCATTGAATACAGTTGTCACTTTGTTGGCATTAGCGTCTGCTGTAGCTTTACCAACAACAGCGTTCTCTGGATTGTGTACATCAAACTCATAAGAGGTTTGGAATTTCACTTCTTGAGGCAAGTCGAAAGTAACCTTGTCGCCCTCGTTAACCGGCACATCGTCCGGAATCTGAATATCTTTGTATTCAACTTCGAATGGGCTATATTTGCTATTGCCATTAGGGAAAGTTACTTCAACGTTTGGATTTTCAACGTTGATAGTGTCGCCCGTTTTAGTCACTGTAGTAGGTGCCGCTTCGACTGGTTGAGCTACTTCTGTAGCTGTTACTGGTGCTTCTGCAATCGGTTGAGATTCTACAGGGGCTGGTGGAGTAAATACTGGCGTTTCCGATACTGGTGCCACTGTTTCGCTAGGTGTCACTGTCACATTGCCAGCGTTGTCAGCAGTGTACACATTAGCAGCCGCTGGTTGTGTGTCCGCCACTGGTTGAGTGGTTTCATCGGCTGATACTTGACCAGCACCGATTAGCAATGCAGTAGCAAGAGCAAGCGTTCCGCACAAGCCATAAGCTTTGCTCTTAGTGAAAGAAGGTTTTGCAATTGTTTGTGAAATCATGGTATAATCTCCTTGTAAATGTTTTTTTCTTGCATGGGCCCTAACCCATGCTTTTTTAGTGCTTCAATCCGCACCCATAGCCCACCGTTTCATGCTTTTTCAATGTTTTTTAGAAAGGTATGTGTGGGTAAAGTTTATATTTTTTGGGGAAAGGTATAAGTTACACTCCACGGTGAGCCGTGGCTACGGATTGAAGATAGTGATGTTATCGGTTTCCGTATTTTGCCAAAAGCTCTTGTTCACGTTTTTTGCGAGCTTCGTATTTGCGTTCATTTTCCTCGTATGGTGTCCAAACTGGTTCGAAGAAATATTCCGGTTCTTGTTGTTTTTTGCTCCATAGCCATGCAAATAGTTTTTTCATTTTTAAATTCCTTTCTGTTTTCCCTAACCGCACTAGAGAGCTAGTGAGGTTTTTTAATTCATATATAATTTAAGGAGACTTATGAATATCAAATCGTTGTTGCTTACTTAGTTGGTATCGTTCAGTTTCCTCACTAGCTCACTGCTACGGCTAGGGGTGTTTTTCTAGATGTCCAAGATGTCGTTCGTTCTACATGTAGCGATGAAATCAATTGCTGCATCTTGAAATAGATCTCTGCGTTTGCTGTCTGGTGTATCTGGTTTGCTGCAAACATCACGGTACATCAAACACTTAGTGTCGATGTCATCGAGTTCGTCTTTTTCTTTTTTCGAGACATCCATTGTCTGATTGATGTAGAGGATTAACTCCGTAATGTTGTCGAGAGCAGGGATGCCACCATCCATCTTGTGGAAGTCCTTGTCAAATTGAACGGCGCAAGCTACCAGCCTTTTAATATAATGGTTGTTTGCCATGTTTTGCTCCTTGATGTTATTTAAATCTATTTCTGCTTTTCCACTCAATGAAGGACTTGAAACCTTCATAGTTGATAAAAACCAGTTTATGTGTTGGGTTGAATACGTAGTCCCGAAAATCTTTGTTATCCCTCATTTCTCGAATGAGGTTCTTTGCCATCGACTTTCCTAGACCTTCCCACCTCTGCATGAGGTGATCATAGTCTCCCCACTCAGCCGTCTCGTTGATCCCGACCGGTTTGTAGGTTATTTTCATTTGTTTAAGCTCCTTTACATTGTTCTAATTAGGTTCGAACCAGAACCTCAGATAATGTTAATAGGTTTCGAAATAACTACGTTCTTGTTAGCTTTTTACCTTGAATTAAATTCAAGTTTTGTTGTAAAAAAAATATCAGATACCGTACAAATCAGACGATTGAATGTGGTATTTATTACAAATAGTTACCATATTTTTAGGAGAAATTGAAAGTTGGTTTTTCTCCCATGCACTTACTGTTTGTGCACTAGTACCAACGCTTTTAGCGAATTCTTCTTGCGTCATATTATGACGGGCCCGAAGTTCTTTGATTGTAATTTTTGGAACTGTTTCTGTCATTTTGTTCCTCCTCTCTAACTAACTTGCAAACATATTATAACTTGAATTAAATTCAATGTCAATGGTTTTGTTGATTTTTTTTCAAGTTTTTTTAAGTTTTTTATAAATCAACTTGAAAATTAGGAAAGTCTACTATATAATATTAATATAAACAGCAAGGAGAAAGATATGGATTTGAATAAGCAAAGAGGAAGTAGAATTGAAAGTTTGAGAGCTAGCAAGGGCATTAGTCAACTTGAATTAGCAAAAATGTTAGGTTATAAATCTGATTCGACTATTTCAAAGTGGGAAAGCGGTGCTAGCATTCCAACGGGAACAAAGATTGTAAAATTAGCTCAAGCTTTAGGGACTTCAACAGATTACATTCTTTTTGGAGATGGTCCAGAAACAACTGAGGAACAACAGCCTAGCTCCCACGATATTGACGAAATTATAGCTAATGCAATGATGTTCGATGGTAAACCATTGAGCGAGGATGATAAACGTGCCATTCGTGGCATCATTGCGGGATATATGAGCAGCAAAGAGAAGTGAGGTGCTATGACTGAAAGTGAATTGCTTGAGCAGTTCAATGTCTCTATCTGCGAGTTTAGCTCTAACGAGTGGCCACGAAACGGCTTTCTCGACCCAATAAACAGGGTGGTTTATATCAATAAGGATTTAGCCCCAGAAATACGTTTAAAGGTAATTCTGCATGAGTTGGGCCATCTAGAGCACAATTCTAAAGACTATGAGCGTTTGCGTGAGAAATACGAAGCTCACGCCAATAGAGACATGATCCGTGGATTGCTCGAAAACGAATCCCTGGACGATTTTAATTACGTCCGTTTTATGAACAAATATAATCTCACCACGATTTGCGATGAGACTTTTGTAAAAAATGAATTTCTAAAAATGATGAGGTAACCTTATGAATTTATTAACAGTCCAAACTCAATTAATGCAGGCGGGCGTCCCTAAGATGTTTGGTACTCGAAAAGAGGTCAACTACCTGCCGCAATTGCTATCAGACGATGAGGTTATCCAGTATGCAGCATCTGGATTTTATGACGGCAACACTGTCTTAATCGTTTTAACTCAAAAACGCATTATGTTTGTTGATAAAGGCATGATTTATGGTGTCCAAACGTCTGAAATCCCTCTTGATATGGTCAATGGGGTATCGTCTAAAAGTGGGGTTCTCTTAGGTGAAATCTCGGTGATGAACGGGGTATCTTGGGCACATATCAAGAACATCCCGAAGATTGCTGTCCCAGTCCTATCTGATAAGATTAAACGTGCGTCAGAAGCATACAAACAAAGTCTATATAGACCACAAATAGAAGTGAGCCAGAACAGTCAGCCACTATCGCAGAATCTAATTGCTGACGAATTGATTAAGTTAAAATCATTAGTTGATAACGGCGTACTTACTGAGGAAGAATTTCAAGCACAGAAAGCTAAATTATTATCACAATAAAAAAAGCCCTACACTCACCGTCGCCAAACTTCGAGTGTAGAGCTTATGTATCACAGAAACAAAAACTCAGGTAAAAACAATGAGTCTTTTTTCTGTACCCATTTTACCAAAATTAAGGAGATATGACAATGTGGGTAGAACAATTACCGAATGGAAAATATAAATACTTCGAAAGATACAAGGACACTTACACTGAGAAATGGAAACGAGTATCTGTAACGCTGACCAGTGGCTCAAATCGAGCAAAGAAAGAAGCTCAACGCTTACTTGATGATAAGATAGCTGAGAAGATGTCTGGCTTAAACACTACCGACGCATCATTTAACGATGTGTTGAACGAGTGGTGGGAATTTCACAAGAAAGGTATTCGAAGGACTTCGGTTAGTTCCATGACTAGCAATGTCAGATATGTTGCAGAGAATTTCGCTTTAGATGTCAAAATAGCAAACATTGATACACACTATATCCAACGCTTTATTAATGATGCCGATATTCCACGTTCAATCCTTGAGCGTGTTAAATCTATATTGAATCTAACCTTCGATTACGCTTGCACCGTTGGTTATATTCCTAGCAATCCTGCAAGGCAAGCAAAACTTCCCAAGAAACAACAAACGATGGAAGATTACGACAAGATAAGAAATAAGTTTCTAGAGATAGACACTGAACTACTACCACTTCTGGCAGAATTACGAAAACAGAAACGCACCTACAGAAACGCAATCCTTGCCGAGTTCCTTTTTGTTAGTGGCGCAAGGATTGGCGAAGCGGTAGCTCTTGAGACATGCAACTACAGGAGGGAGGATGGCTACCTTGATATTTTTGGCACTCTGGATAGCGTCCAGGGCTACAAGAGAGCGAAAAAGGAACCACCTAAAACGCCAGCCGGCTACCGTAGCAATAAGCTGACTAAACGCGAAATAGAATTGCTGGATGAAGCTATACAGATTCGTGATCTAAACAAGTCGCTATCAGACGATTGGGTGACCATGGATAGAGATTATATTTTTGTGACCGACAAAGGAGTGCCACTTCAACGGAACTCCTTCAACAACTCTATTCAAGCTGCTAACAAGAGACTGGATAAGCCGATCAATAAACCAATATCATCTCACATATTCAGACACACGCTGGTCAGCTATCTGGCTGAGAATGGCGTCCCATTAAAGGCCATTATGGACAGGGTTGGGCATGATGACAGTGATACAACGATGAAAATATATACCCACGTTACCAACAAAATGAAGAATAAAGTGGTTGAAATCATTGATAACTTGCCCCTTTCGTGCCCCTCGAAATAAAAAAAGACCTATCTACCAAGGCTTAACCCTTGATATGATAGGCCTTTTCTTTGAGTCTTATTTTACTGTGCGG